CCTTGTTCGGGTCTTTCTACCTGTAGTTGTGTTATAATTAAGTTAGGGATAAACTTATCTATAGCTGTTTGTATCTCAGCTTTAATGTTACCATGTGTATTACTATCATTAGGTTCAAATATGTACTGTCTTAAGTTACACCCAAATTCTGGTAAATAAAGTCTGTCACCAGGTGTAGTTAATAATAAATGAATTAAATCAGATTTAAGTGCTTGTTTACCAACATCATTTAATTTGAGAAAATAATTTTTATCTGAATCATCCTCAAAAGGAAAAGCTATATTAATGTATTTATACCCCATTTCTTTTTATTAATAAATATTCAAGTATATAATTTATATTAAAATATTAAAATGTAAATTTTAGGCATAAAAAACCCCCATTTAAGGGGGTTGTTATCTCATCCTTTAGTTTTTCTGATATTATATAAAGCTTCTAGTATCTGTTGGGTTAAGGTTATATTATTACCCCAACTTACCTTATCAAACTTTTTCAACACCGTTCTTTGAAATTTTAGTTAAATCGATATCAATTTCACAAGCTCCACCAGCACAAGCTAGTTCACCACTTAAATCTGTATTATCTTCTAATTCGATAACTTTAGATAAATCAATATTTGTTAAAGACTTCATCATTTTTTCATAAGTTTCGACATCACAATCTTCGAATGGTGCTTGGTCATATGTACCACCATTATAAGGTAATACAGATAAACCGTTATAATACTTACGATTAGTCCACATCCACTCTCCGGCTAATTCCCAATCTTCTGGTTTTAAAGATACGGTTGCTGACACATTATGTGTGTTTTGACCTGTCCTATGACCTGGCTTAATCCATTCTTGTGATACTTTCTTAACCCTTTCTAATAAATCAAATGGTGATTCATGTCTTAATATAGAACCTTCTGGTGCTTTTTGTGGTACTGAGATTACAGCAGTATCGTGTGGTCTAAATAATTCGTCTTCTACTAAATCAGGGTGATTTGTGACTAAATAATTATAAATAGACTCATTCTTACCTACCCTCATTCTTCTAATATAATAATCATTATGCCAAGCGTGAATACCAGATGAAGTACCTAATGTTAATGATGTTGTACCAGCTGGTTTAACTGTGGTAGTTCTAGCTGATTCGTTTATACCTATAATATTAGCAATCCTTTTATTCTCTTCTTTAACAATATCTGCAGCTTCAGTCATGTCATAACCCAACACAACACCTGAACCAATACCAGTCATAGAAACACCTATTAAAGCATCTTTTTCTGTGGTTCTTTTCCATATATCCCTTAAGTAATGGAAATCTGTATAACCAGCTTGTAATGTACCAATAAAGGATGCTGCCTTTACTCTCTCATTTAAATCTTCTTGTGACTCAATATTTGATACGTTTACTTCACATAAATTACAGAACTGGAATGGTCTTAGTGCTATCTCACAACAAGGGTTGGTTCCCCAATCTTTATCATAAGTAAAGTAAATACCTGGTTCACCAGCATTTGATAATTCCACCCGTTTCCATAAATCTAAGAAAAAACTCTTTGTAATTCTATTTCTTAATAATACAGCTGAATTATTAGCTCTACCCCTTTGTGGGTTTAACTCCCACCAATTACCTGATTTACAAGAAATCATTTCATTATCATCAGCTGAAAATAAACTAATAAGTGCGGCTCTTCTAATACCACCAGCTAATACTGCATCAGCAATATAACAAATTATATCATGAGTTTCTAAAGTGGTTAATTTCTCACCATCTTTTTTATTGTCTAAAACACCAGTGATTTTAAGTATACACTCTTTTAGTGGTTGAGGTCCTGGTGCTTTTCCACCCGATGTAACCAACATAGCTCCTTTTGGTCTAATATCGGAAAAATCGAATCTTGGTGTAGAGGAATTAGTACCTAAGTAAGATTTCATTAACACTTTTATTGCGTCAGCCCAACCTTCGATTGAATCTGCTATAACAAACCTTCTTGTTCGATTGGGGTTTGGTTTTCTAATTTCTGGTAATTTTTCCACATGATGATTTTGTACTGAATAACCTACACCTGTACCACCTAATAATAAAAACATTGTTTCTGAAAACGCGTCTAAATGGTCGATAGGTAAATAAGCGCAGTTGTAAATTCTATTTGGTGAAATTTCAATTGGTTTACCACCGAATTGCATACTTCTCATTGAGGGTAATACTTTTTTATCGTATACGAATTTATATACGTCCTCAATTTCATTTTTTAAGTTAGGATAACTTTTAATATGCATCTCTTTGTTACGGGAAACTAAATCTTCCCAAGTCTCTCTCCTTTGTTTGTTTGGTAAGTACTTCGCGTACTTTGTATAGACAGTTATGTCTGATAGAATTTTATTTGATAACTCCATTATTTTTTAATTATTTTTTACTCTTATTATTTAATTTGATTCGGAACTTTGTTCTCTCCTAAGTTTTGCTATTTTCAATCTTTCTCTAGCGTTTTCTTCTTTTCTAACTTCCACCTTTTTCTCATACCCTAAAAAAGTGTCTGCAGCTTCTGTATCGATAAACACTGTACCATTATTAAACGTACAATCCTCAAAAAGAACACCATCTTTCCCAAATCTTGATTTAAGTACCGCTATTGTTGCTCTATTACCCTCTTTCTGTGATAGAGTTCTAGCGATTGACATGATAAAATGACCAATTTGTGCTTTCTTAATTGAACCCCCCATTTGGTCTCCTGTAACTACATCTGATGATATTGAACTTCTATTACCTTGAACAGCTGTCCAACCAACGATGTTATATTCAGCTAACATTGATTCGAAACCTCTCATAACATTCCCTTCTCCAGACCATTCATCATTGTAAATCCTAGCAGATTCCACACAATCAATATAATCTAAAACAATCATGTCTGGTTTAAAACCAACAGATATTAAGTGTCTTAAGTATGTTTTAATGTGGTTAACAGTAACACCTTCAGACGAAAACTTCCTTATCACTAAGTCGTTCTCACTACCAATAGTTTTTTCTTTTACCACCTCTATTATTTTTTCTTTATCATCAGATAAGGAATTAAGTTCAACACCACTCCAACAAGCCGCGTGTTTTCTCTTAATAACATCGGGTAAATCTTCGAAAACTATTTGTAATACATTGTACCCAGCATTGTAAGCTGAATTAGCAATTTTGGTTAGTATAGTTGTTTTACCAACACCATAAGGTGCTAATACAACCCCTAATTCACCTCTTGACAGACCTCCATCGGTTAAATTATCTATACCACTTATTCCCGTGGGAATTGGATGTCTAAAGTCCTCTTCTAGGACATCTTCCCAACCTTCACTAATAGAAGTTCCATCATCTTTTTCAGCTCCAACAGAAAGAGCTTCTTTCATGATATCAGCACACTCCTCATACCTGCCAAACTCACCATTATCAATGATTTTAGATATTTTGTCGTTAGCTTTCTTTAGTTCTTGTTGTCTACAAAAATTTAGAGATTCGTTTTGTACATACTCCCAATCCTCTACCTCTAAATTCCTTATTTCTTTAGTTATTTCAAACACATAATCTTGTGTTATTTTATCCTTAATCTCCACCTTTAATACTGTCTCCAAAGTATCCCAAGCTGGTACCTTTTCAAACCTTTCAAAGTAATCTTTTATTGTAGCTATAATAAGTCTAAAATATTCATTATCAAAATATTTTGCGTGAACAATATCTATTATTCTATCAGCGAATTTTTTATTTGCTGGGTGTATAATTTGATTAATGAATTCTGTTTGAAACTTGTATCCCAAATAACCTAAAGTTGTAACATTTTTGCTCATATAAATTTAATTTTTTATATATTAATAAATAAGTATTTGGTTTTACTTTCCGCTATATTCCACATCAAAATTTTGTAAATAAAATGTTTCTCTAATTTCTTTGATAATAGAAGGGATTATTTTCCTAACATCTACTGAGTATCTAACTCTTTGTGGATAAACATTACCAGTAAACCTTTTCTTAGCTACAGCTCTATCATCAATTTTAATTTCAAAATCAAATATATCTTCATCTTCATAAACATCTTCACGAATAATATCTTCTTGTAGTTGTTTTTTATATGGGTTGTAATTTCGGTATAAATACTCATAAGTTTTATCCTTTAAATCATCCTGTATTAATCTCACACAATCATCAACACAATCCATTATGTTATAAGATTTAATAACTTTTGAGTTGTATTTTTTAACTGAAAAATACCTTTGACATATTATATTACCGTTAATGTACAGTACAAATTCGAACTTTTTCATTTTTTTCTTTTTTTAAATTTTAACTTTTCTTTTTTTAATAACTTAACAAATGGTTCCATAAAATTTAAGTAACCATTTTCACCACCTGGTAAAGCATACATAACACCATCTTCTATCATCATTTTAAGTACATTTTTAGGGTCCCTACCTGATGGGTCTATGGGTAAATCTATTAAATTAATAACATTTTCTGAAGCCTCTTCGGTTAATAAAGGTTGATTTAAATCAATTATTCTTTTATTAACCTCATAAAGTGGTCCTCTATGATTACCTCTAGTTTTACCTTCTATGATGTTTTGTATTACTTTCAGTGGTTTATCTCTCTCCTCGTTGATTTTTTTACTAGATTCTATTATTTCATCTAAACTAACTTTTCTTTCTTTTAATTGGGGGAAGTGTTTTAATAAGGTATTTTCTGTAACACCATCAACCCCTTTGATATAGTCACTACCACAACCTTCTATGATTTTGATTAACCCCGCGTTAGAGTAGTGGTGTTCAAAAAACCATTGGTAGTTACCAATACCGACTTCCATCTTTTTGTCAGCTAAAAAGATGGTCACATCTTCATTTATTAATTGACACATGTCTCTGTCATTAGTATAAATCATAACTTCTTCTAATTTCTTTTTATTTATACAATAAAAAGCTATTAAATCGTCTGATTCAACATCTGAATGTTCATATTGTCTAATAGATAAATCTTCTGCGTATTGTTTTACTCTTAACTTTTGAAATTCGTATTCTTTATCAAAAAACTTAGGTCTGTTACCTTTATAATCTGGGTAGTAATCTAAACGAAGTGTACCACCACGCTCCCCATCCCAAGTTATAACAACTTTCTCAATTTTATGTTCTAGAATTAATTTTCGTAAAGTACTATAGAAGGCGAATATCCCACCTATATGTTTGTCTTTATGGTAAACGTTCTTAGCTCCGTTATAAGAACGTTTCATAAGAACGTTACCATCGACAATAAGAGTTTTTGTTTTTTTAGGTTTGCTCCTAGGAGTTCGTAGACCCATGTTGGCTAAAATTAAAAGGTCCAACAATCTTTTCTCTCGCAATATCTTCTTCAGATAATTCTAATACACCTAAATCTACCAATAGTTCTCTAGCTTCAGTACTAATATTACCAGTATCAACTAACCTTTCTAGAGGCATTTGTACTACATAATAAGCTGATAAAGTATCTTTACCGTTTTCAGATAAAGCTTCTTTATTTAACTCTAATAATCTATTGTAATTTATTTTCATTTGTGTATTAAGCTAATCCTTGAATATTGTCTTTCACTAACTCCGTCTCGAATGAGGTATCATTCTCATCCAATTCTTCTAAACCACTTTTGATAAACATATCCATCCAATATTCAGCATATTCTTCTTTATAAGAAGTTTCTGCTGCTTTATTATCTTCAATGAAATCATGTGGGGTCACAATTACTTTACCATCTTGATATCCTATACCATTAACATGGTTTTTTAAGATAGATATCTTTGACCTTGTAGCGTAATTGATTTTTCTACCACCTTTAACTGCGTTTAATTTATTAGTACCAGCGTTCTTTTGGTTCCCAAATAAGAAGATAAGTGTACTATTTAAGAAAATAGCTTCTCCACCTTTCATCTTAATTTTAGGTTGTCCAAAAGGGTTGTCTGGTAGTTCAACCCATGGTTGGTTGACAAACACAATTGTATTAGTGTATTGTGATGTTTCCTTTCTAGAACCAGTAATTCTACCGTTTAGACCCATACCAATTTTATCAGCTAGTACTGATGCGTTATGCATCTTACCACCTTTACCATCGTATGTCATCTTACAAGGAATAGACCCAACAGAATCCCAAAGAAAACAAATATCTTTTTGGATTTCTTTTTCTTGTGCGTCTAACACCTCGTTAACGTAGTCAGTTATTTGTTCTATATAATCGAAATCATCTTTAAACAAAAAGAAACCCTTCCAGTCACCTGGAGATGTTTCTTCACAATCAAACCCCATTAGTTTAGCGTGAGAGAAACTCCATTTCTTTTCTGTTATAATAAAAACAGGTAGTATGTCATTTTTTTGACACCACGTAGCTGCTTTAATTAAAGCTGTGGTTTTACCTGTGTCTGAATGCCCTAAAAATACATTCAAATGACCTATGGCTGGACCAGGTACTCCAGTAGCTTTTTGGAATACCTCGCCTAAGTCAATAAATCTATCTTTCTTATATTTTGTCTTACTACTGAACTTATCAGATAGAGCTTCTATATCGAAAGTTTTTTTCTTAATTGCTGCTTTTTTAGCCATATTGTTTTTTTTAGAATGGTTCTTCGTCATTATTATCAGAAGAAACATTTGCTGTTGTATTAACCTCAGTTACAACTTCTGTATTTGTACTTGCTTTGAATGATGTTTCCATGTCACCATCTTCACCTTTAGCGATAAATTTATTTAAGTTTTTATCCCACATAGGTGTTTCACCATCAGCTATTAATTGTACATATTCTAATGGTTGAGCTTTATAAACATCTTTCCAAGAAGTCTCATCTGTCATCCATTCTTTAGCACTTTCCGATTTAGGGTCAGTTAAAATAGATGGGTCTTCCGACATAATAGACGTTACTTTTGTATAACCTTTATTATCTCTACCTAAGATAATATTAATATCTCTACCCTCTCTTGGGTCTGTGATATCACCTTTTTTAGTGAATAAAGGTATAATTTTGTCTAAAATACCTTCACCTTTGTAGTTGTGGGTAAATCTCCAAAACTTAACACCATCACCTTCTTTAGAACGGTCAATCACTCTAGCCATGTAATATTTTTTAGCTGAGTATTGTTGTGCTAATTCTTTATCTGCTTTATTACCAGTTTCTTTCCAAGATTTAAATAAATCATTAGAAACCTCACATAGTGGACAATGTTCACCATCATTGTGTTTTCTACAGTAAATTTTTCTCCACTTACCACCTACCTTAACGGAATGCCAATGGCCTTCATCAAAAGGTGTATCACCTTCTTTATTAACTGGGTGTGTCCCAGTTTTAGGTGGCATAATTCTAATAGTTTGTTCACCATTATTTACACCTTCTTCTAATCTTACAGCAAAATATTTACTGAAATCTTGTTCGTATGAAGTATTACTACTGTTACCAGTCTTGTTTTTTTCATACTGCTTCGCAATCGCATCGAGTACACTCATTTTTTTTTGTTTTTTAAATTATTAATTATTATTTACCCTTTAAGTATAGTACATACTTTCCTAAATGTAAATACAAAATGGGGTCAAAATCTTTAAAAATTGACCCCATTCAGTGTTTTTATGTGTTTTTGTTAATTTTCTTTGGTTGGATTAAAGGTATCTTTAATCTGTTCTTCACTATATGAATTCTCCAATTCCTCTGGTGTTAAAACATATTCTTTTGTTTGGCCATCAGAAACTTCCTCACCTGTTGATATTCTATATCTATCGTCTTTAGATTTTTCTTGCCAATAATCTGATAATTTCATATTGAATGGGAAACTATCCAAAGAACGTAACTCTAATTGTTCTTCTGGTGATTTAACATCTTTTTCTAGTTTAGTAATTTTAGAGGCTATGTTGTCCATTTTACTTAGTTGGTTTTCTAGATTACTTAACTTATCGGTTAATGATTTTAAAAATTGTCCGTTTTCTGTACCAACATTAACAGCTTGTTGTGCTAAGTCTTTAGCTTCGTCTGATTTATTAACTATAGCTGTAACATCAATTTCTTCAACTTCTTCACCTTCCCCTTCTAAATCATCAGCTGCTGAAAATTCACTAGCTGTATCAAACTCGTCTGTTTCTTCTTCTGTTTCACCCTCAACTTCTTCAGTTTCTTCTGGTGAACCCTCATCTCCAAAATCGAAATCATCATTACCACCTTCAGTTTCTTCAGTTTCTTCAGTTTCTCCTTCTACTTCTTCAGTTTCTTCTTCCTCATCACCTGGAGCTTCAGTTAAAGTTTCTTCAGTGTATTGCCATGGTTGTCTAACTTTTCTTTCGTTGATACTTTTTACACCGTCTTCAACATCATAGTTGATTAGGTTAAAAAACTTATCAATTTCTTCTTTAATTAAATTTTCTTTTTCCATTATACTGTATATTCACTTAATAGTTGTCTCCCATCGTTAGTAATTATTTTTTTAGCCTCTCTTTGTACTAACTCT